ACCTATCTATTAAGTACCCGAAGTAGTTATTATCTTCCCCGAATTCTACCCACGCGTCGCGTTTAGATTCTTGGATAGTTGGTTGTTGATATTCCGCAAGTTGAAGTATATGGACGTTATTACTCATACATTATAAAGTCGTTAGTTGTTGTATTACTTATGTATTGCCCGTCGTTAACCGAGAATGTGTCAATCGGTTGATTAGTGCAAAACATACGTTCTTTTAATAGTAGATTTCCGCTTCCGTCTTTAATTACAACCCAATAAAATTGGTTTTGTTCCGTGGGTAAAACTCCACTAAAGTTGTAAACGTAATCCCCTGCCGTAAACGTTCCTGCAACTACTTGCGTTGTATTCGTGTTTTCGCCCGTTAACTCCAATGTTACGGGAGTTCCGTATCTTGGAATAAAGTTAAAGGTTTGGCTTACGTTAGTTTCGTTAACTACTATCATATTATTATAACTCCTATTCCGTGTTTTTGTGCATAAAAAAAGGGGTGTTGCCACCCCCTTAACGTTATGAAACAAAGTTCTTAAGAATTAACTACCGTTGGGTTGTTTAATAAAGCAACTAATTGCGCTTCGGTTGCGCAATCCAAGAAGTTAGCAGGCACGGCTTCTTGACCTGTGAAAGTCAAAGAATATCCGTTCATATCTCCTAGCGCAGTTCCGTTAGAAATAGTACCCGCAGTAACGTCCATTCCTCGCAATAAACCTGCAATAAAGTATTGCCCTGCGTTTGTTTCTACAATAATGTTAGGACGTCCGTAAGATAATAATTTAACTTGTTTGTGCGTAATCGCGTCTTGTTTTTTAAGTTGAACGCTTAATACTTGTTCGAAGAACGTTGTACCATTCTCGCGTGAACTTGTAATAGTTGTTTCGAAAGAGTTTGTACCCTTTAATTCGAATTTGTAAATTGAACTTAAAGCAGGCAAAGAAATAGCGTTAATAACGTCTTCTAATCCTACCCCTGTATCGTAAGTAATATCCGTTTCGTCATAAAGTCCGTAATTAAGTACGTAAAGGTTTTTTAATCCACCTACTACGTCTTTACAAGGCTCTAATCTACCGTGTGAAATATCGCAACTCATAATTTTAATTTTTTAATGTTTAACAAAAAAAAGGGTGGTAGTTTTATCCACCACCCTTAAATATAGTGGTTAGTTATTATCCGTAAATTACGATATCTTCAATAACTCCGTATTGAGTACCCGCAGCCATTCGCATAACTACACGAACGTTGTCATCTCCTAAAGTAGCCGAAGTGTCAATTACTCTAACTTCTTGCGTGTCGCTCAATAAAGAACAACCGAAGTAAAGGTTAGAAGTAGTTGTAGCCATCATTGAAGAAGTTGGTAAACCATTCGCCATAAACAAAGGAAGACCGTTGAAAGTTACCGCGCCGTTGTTATACCACATTGTTCCCTGAGCGTTAACCCCTGAGTTAGACGTAGCCAAAGCAGAGAATCCACCTAATGCAGCAACGTATGCCTTAAGAACGTCTTGAGAAACGTAGATTTTCAAGTCCGCTTTTCCGTAAAGTGTAGCAGGAATTGCGTTGTAAACTGATTGTAATGCAGGAATAACGTTACCCGCGTTGATAGCACCACCTGCGATATTTTGTGCGGGTGGTAAGTTAAGGTCTGCCTGAGCCGTTGTAAATAACCCGTCAAATTGTCCTGATATGGAAGAAGAACCTTGCCAAATTGAAATCTCGTTAGCAGCTGCAACTTTTTCAGCGGCATAAGCGATTAAGTAATCCGAAAAAGATTTAGGCAAAGTGTCGAAAGAAGAATAACCCATTTCGATCGATTGCCAAGTTGAATGGAATTCGGACTTACAAAAAGTCATATTAACTTGTAGGTCTTTAACTTGAAGTACACGCTCGGTTAAATCAACCGTTCCAACAGGAGTAAAGTCGCAAGAAGCGTCCTTCAAAAAGTCAGTTGTCTCAAGTCGTTGAATAACGGCCTTATATTTTACGTTAGGCATAACGGTTACACCGCCACCCTCGATAGTTGGTGCGCTTAATAAAGCGGCTGAAACGTACTTACCTGCCCATTGGCCTGCGTACGAAGTAGTAATAGTTGGATTTGGCATTTTTTTTTAATTTAATTATTTATACATTTTGTTTAATACGGAATCCATAATTCCGCGTGGTGCTTTTTTACCGATTTTAGTAAACTCGGTTTTAGCTTCGTTTTCAGGGTTAAAAGAAATCGGCTCGGGTGTTTCCATAAGTTCGGTTGCTTCTAATGCAACTTCGTCAACTTTGGTTAACTTCGCTAACTCAACTTTTAACGCTTCGTTTTCTTCTTTAAGTTTTTCCATTTCGCTAAAAAACGTTTCTTTAACTATGGATTCAATAGTTTTTTTAGGATTAGATACGGGTGCGCTCATTTCTTCTTCGGGCATCGGCTCGGTAGTTTCTTCGGTTGTTTCTTCGGCAACTTCTTCTACTTCTTCTTCTTTTTCTTTAACCTCGGAAATAATACCTTCTTCAACGATAACAAGAATACGTCCGTCTTCTAGTTCGTATTCTCCAACGGGTACGGCTATCTTTTGTTCGTCTTCCGTTACGACAAAAACTTCTTTTCCTGCTTCGAAAGTTTCCGCTTCGATTTTGGTTACTCCGTCGCCCATAAGCATTTGTTCTAACTTAACTTCGTTAGATAACAACGCTTTTATTTTTTCTAGTAGTGTGCTATTTTTCATTTGTGTTTATTTTAGATTTTTTATTTTTAATTGATAATCAATTAATTCTTTTTGTTTTTCAAATGCTTTTTTAAAATCTGCGTATTCTTTTGATGTTTCAAAATTTAAACCTAATTCTTTATATTTTGAATTTAATTCATCTTTAACATTGCTTAATTGAATTGATAATTGCAAGTATTTTTTAATAAAATTATCTGTTTTAATTAAAATAGATTTTAAATCATTAAAACTAACTAATGCTTCGTCTTGTGCTAAAATTGTTTCACTTTTTAATTTTTTAAAATCGTCAATCAAAGCTAACTCGACTTCGTGTTTTCCTAACTCAACTTTTTTAGCTTGGATTTCATCCGCCTTGTTGATTTTATCTAAAATTGTTTTCATATTATTATAATTAAGGTTAAAAAGTTTTGTTGCATTTTGTTACGGCTTCGGATACCAAAGCGGTGGTGGTGGAACGGGGTTCGGTGGTGTTACGTCGCTTCCGATTCCTTGGTTTTGTAGTTCGCCTGTACAACACTTGCTATCGTAAGTATTGTTCTTGCATAAACAACCACGCTTACCACCGCGCGGACTATTTCTTATTTCTTGTCTTCTTGCTTTCATCCTTGTCCGCGATTTAGTTTTTTATAATTCTTTGACGTTTTTAGTTGGCTCGTTTTTGACTTAGCGTGTACGTTAGGTCGCTTTACTTTCGGCTTTTGAACGTGGTTAGAAGTTGCAACTTGTTTAGCCATTCATTATTTAATTACCGATTTTAATTTAGAAGATAATGTTTTATAATTATTAACATTTTTAACGGCTAATTTCATATCCTCTAATTCTTTAATATTATTAACATCTATTCCAAGTTCCTTTGCTAATTGCTCATATTTTGTAATTAATTTCTGCATTTGGATAGATAATTCAACGGCATCGTCTATTTTATCAAATAAATTTCTTATTTCATTATTTATACCAACATATTTAGAATTAATTGTATCAGTTAACCCAAAGTATTTACTAACTAATTCCTTTGAATCGGTTGAGATATTTAACTCGATTTCGTGCTTTTCTAAATTCGTTTTTTCGATTTCTTCGATTTTTCCTAACTTGTTTAGGATAGTGTTTAAGTTACTCATTTTATTTTATGTTTAATAGATTTTTAAGTTCGTTTACGATTTCGGTGGCTTCGTCTTCTTCCGAACTCATTTCGAATTTATCAGCGAAGTAACCTTCTATTGAGAAGCCTTTTACTTTGCCTTCTTTAACATCGTTCCAAACTTCGTCGTTGTTTACTTTCATCGAAATCATCCACGTACCTTTTGGTAGTGAGAATCCGTAAAGGTTCGATTTGTCCTTTTTTTCGTCTTCGATTATCCAAGATTCAACCACGCTTAAACCTTTTAACTTTTTTTCGTGTTCGTAAGTCGCATTGTTTTGGTTTGAGCGCATTAAAAATAATTCACTTGCTTTTCTAATCGTGTCCGAACTGAAATAAATATAGTATTCTTCGTTCTTTGCGTTTCTGCGGTAAATTTGTTTATTAGGAACTAAGGCCGCACCCATTAAAATTCGTTTCTCCGTATCAACTTCTTTTAGTTCTATTTCGTGTTTATTTAGGGCTATAAAGTTTTCTTCAATCGCAGGGGAATGAACTACGCTAACCGCATCTATTCCGCTTTGTTCGTCTTGTTCGTCTATAATCAATTCTATGATTCTCATAACTTATTAATTTAATTATTATTAAAGTGTTGCGTTTTGTATTCTATTCCTATCCAAACTTTGAGCCGTGGTTACTTGTCCACTCACTACGTAGGCTTGTGTAGGTTGTTGTTGAAGTTGAGCTAATTGGTTTAGTCCGTTATTACC